CTTGGGTTTCTCATACGCTTCGTTTATATCACTCGTGGAGGGGTCGTCGCCTTTGAGTTGGCCATTGGAGCTTCTGGCTCTCACTGGGTCAGGCCCTTCCACGAGTCTGCGTGACTCAGGTGTTCTCGTCTTACCAGTATAAAATGTTCCTGCTAGAACGTGAGTCTCGCCTTCATACAATTCACCGCTTGTCAAATATAAAGCCATTACTTGTAACTTCCCGACATTAAGCTTTTCTTTTTCTTCATAGGTTTCTTGTTTTCTTCCTGCGCTTTCTTAGCCGCAGCTATTCCCTTCTTTGTATATGGGAACTTCTTTCCATTAACATTAGGCATCTTATACTCCTTTACTAATATAGTGTTGACTTTCTGTCATAAACTCACCGCACCAATCATGAAGTTCTGTTTGAGTATTCCAAACGCTTGTATGATATACAGTTCTAGAATCTTTACCATGATTATAATAAACTAGTTCTGGGTCTTTAGAATGAACTGGTACATTTGGTGGATAGCGTCTGCACTCACCAAAATTCAAATCACCTTCACCATCACTAAATCTTTCCCAAAATGTACAATTACCACATGTTCTCAAGTTCTATATCTCCTTACCTTGTTAGCAATCTTCTTCGGTTGAGCCACAAACTGTTTACCCTTTGCCTTACCCTCTCGTTTGGCTCTGGTTGTAGCGCGATACTCAGAATCACTAAGAGCAGCGATAGCTTTAGAAGGAAGGTAACGTTCACCAGTTTCACTAGACTTCTTGCCAGATTTGGTTCTCCATTTCTGTTTACCCCAATTAAGCAAAGAACGTTGTGGAGCTTTCACGACTTATATCCCCCACCTCTGGCTTTATAGGTTTTTGCAAGTAACTGTGCCTTTCGAGCAGACCATTGTCCTGCCGCAGTGCCATGAGTAGCCCTTGCCTTGATAGACTGAAACAAACTCTTTCTTAACTTAGGCTTGGTATAGTTCCCTGCTTTATTTACTGTACTCATGGAAACATTCCTTCGTCTGGGTCAGGCATATCATCTACCCTATTACTCAAGAAATGCCACCGTTTCAAGAGTTTCTCTTTCTGAGGTGTCATATCACTCGGCCCACTCACCTCTGTATTGCCAGTAACAAAGTCATACATCTTCCTAAAAAACCCTTTGGGCTGTGGCTCGGGATCTAACTTCTTCTCAATCTCTCTAAGTTCCTTGATGTACTTATCTCTAAGCTTTAACTGCACACCACGATTAACTAAACTTTGACTCTTCTTCTTCATGACTTCTTATGCCTCGCCGCAAATGATCTAGCTGCCTCAACACTTCCAAAGCCCCACTTCTTCAGCGCCAATGCCTTCCTTGTGGGTCGGCCCTTTTCATCCTTCATCGGACCCTTCATCCCTGCAAATCTAGCAGCAAAAGAAACACGCCTTGGATTCGTACCCTTTGGAACAGGCTTCTTGAGGTTAGCGCCCTCCTTCCTCTTAAAATACCTTCGACCTGCTTCAGTCAAACCTCCCGATGGACTCTTGTGTATCTTTCTCATTTACATCGGACCTTTCTAGATAAAAATATTTTTCAGAGTTGTTATAAACCTTTTTGAAGAAAAATGCTAGTGAGGGACTACTAGCCACTATAACTTAGCAACTTTTGACCCACCCCCTACTATGACAAGTCAATGCTTACCTTAATATCCCCTGCAACTTGCACTTGAGAACGATCTATCGGTTTGTATCCTGCACGATCAAGTAAATCCTTCGCCGCCTCAAGCTGTACGTATTCGCTCTTAGCTCCTGTCACTAGCCTTCGTAACTGTCCTGCGGCTACCGTAGCACTAAGTCCAAATTCCTCTCCCATCCTCTGCATCATATACTGCTGCACATGTGGTAATCTTAACGCCTTGGACGCACTTACTCTTCCGCTCTCGCCGCTTGCATACCCAGCTTGTGGCGCTGCTTCTGTGATGCTACAACCACTTGCTACGATAGTATCCACCAAAGCGGTCTGTTTATCTGTCAGCTTTCTATCAGTCAATTGACTCATTCAACATCCTTTCTAAGTCCATACGCTTAAATCAATCTAGCCGTATCGCTTCAAGCTGAACAGCTAACTGATCGCTTCAAGCACTCAACAATCATATAAGGGAACTATCCATTGCTACCACTGCTAGCCCCCCTCTCCCTCTCTCCCCCCATTGATGCCAGTTTTGTTGAGAGCTTGTCAATATGTGACGTAGCGTCACTTACAATGTGACGTGGCGTAACCTAGTACAACACCGTATTGACACTACTACAAGCCAACAGCTGTAGTTCGAATAGTCGAGACGTATGCTCTTAGCCCACGTTCTCATTGGTGTAGCTGTGGTGACACCGCGCATTCACTCCTTACTTGCACTGGACTCAACAGTTCGCAAGGCACACTCCGTTCTTCGGCCTTGCTAACTGCAAGCGCCCTTGGCGTTTCGTCTCATTGCTGCGTGTCGATCATTGCGAGGTATCATCCTCGCCACAACAAGGAGAACTAGACATGACAGAGAATACATCTCAACTAATCGAACTAAAGCTTAAGACAATTCAATACCATTCAGGTGATAACTTAGATTACTTACAAAAGAACATTGCGCGAGACGCATGTTACACAAGCCACAACTCAGTGGCTTACAAAAAGAAACAAATCGCAGACGCCTGTGCAGACTTCGAGTCAGCGATCAGTGAGGATCGCTCAATGAGAGCAGAGGCACTCTGTACTCGCATTGAAAAGATGCAAGAGGAACTCGAGCATCTTGACGAGAGACATGAGGCAGACCTCGCTGTGTATATGATAATACACGACGGCGAGGAGTGGACACCCGAGCGCAGACAGCGCAAGGTGTCAGCCGATCTCGCCAAGAAAGTAGCGAACATAAAGAAGATGGTGGCGTAAGCCATCATCACTTTGTGACGTTACGTAACTAATGACTAGCTGCAACTAAGCAGCTAGCATACTATTGTTAATAAAGGAGAATACAGATGTTAAGAATTAATTCAAATATTGGCACACCTGCGGATCATATTGTAGAGTCATTAGGTTTTTTGCCATACTGGGTGAGAGACTTCTGCGCTCAAGCAGATGATGAACATAAGCAATGTGATTTGGTTGAGTACATGACGGAGCAATATGGCTTTGGCAAACTATATAAGTTTGGCTCAACTCTTAAAAATGGCAAACTCATATCAGAATACGAAGAAGATGATGATATGGAATGGATTGCTTTGCAAGATACTCCAGTAGGAGACGTTTGGTATTTTCCATACGCTATCGTTGCATTGCCAAGACCAGAAGAGAATGATTATTTTATTACTAGGATGGACTAATGAACAAGCATCAAGAAAAACTCTATCGTAATTTGTATGATGCTGTGACTGAACTCTTTAATACTTGGGATAACATTGAGGATATTTATTTATCCGACCTCATTGCAATTAGAAAAGCAAAGATAAAAATTTGGAGAGAGTTCCATCAACAATGGGAAAAGGAGAAAAATAATGAATGAATTAGAAAAGCTTTTGAAAGAAAAGTGTCTAAAAGAAATGGGCAACACAAAAGAAAATAAACAATGGCTTGATGATAAGCTTATTGTTGTAATGCCAACTAAACAGGAGAAAACAAATGGCACGTTGGACTAGACGAGACTTTGAATTTGTTGCGGATGAAATCGCGCCATTCATGCACTGGCCTACTAATATCAAGGAGCTATCGAAAAAACTTAAACGCATGAACCCAAGATTCGATGCGGATAAGTTTGAACGCAGAGCAATAGCAGCGTGGGAAGAACGCTATCAAGAAAGTTTGGAGGAATTAAATGACGAAATCCCATATTGATGCAATGGATCACATGTTGAATGACATATTCAGAAAAGTTTTCTGGGAACCTTTAGAGCAAAAGCAAGTTGAGGTTATGTTCTGCAAAGAGTGTGATGGTTGGGGCTATGTTAATCGTGAGGTTCACAGGCCAATGAGTTTTGATCGTGACGTTGGTGTTATTGACGTCGATCAAATTGATTGCCCAGATTGTTTAGGCACTGGGCAGAACTTGAATGAAATAACAGAGGAGGTATAGTAAAAATGTCATGGGCGGTGTGTGTCTCCCTATTGCCGCCCTTGACATCTGGCTTTATGTTGCTCCATATATGCAGTATGCAGACATACTTAGATACAGTCAAAGATCAAGCAAAACTTAAAGGCGTAGATTTACTTCTTGCATTTAAGGTAGCAGGACTTCCGACTTCTACATACTACCGAACAATCAATGGGAAAACTGAGATGCGGTTTGAGACTGCATGTTCTGTTTTAGATGCGATAGATGAGCAGCACAGAAGAGACGAAGCGGCCAAGCGTGCCAAACAACTACGAGATTCTGGTCAAGCTATTAATAGAAGCTCGGCACGAAAGGGGCTTAAGCCAAGAAAACTTGGCTCGTAAGATTGGTTGCACCGAATCATTGGTTCATAAGTGGGAACAGTTCAAACGTATGCCCTCTGGGTTTATGTTAATGTGTTGGTTGGAAGCGTTAGAGTATGACATCGAAGCGATTAAAAGGTAAGGCAGCAAGGTGCAAGTTATGTGGAGACACTACATATTGGTACGTTGCAATACTGAAAGGCAATCACGAAGCAACAATGGTAAAGCATTGGTTCGTATGTTTGCATTGTTATGAGGATGAGCCGTGGCTAATAGAAACAAAACTAAGGGAACTTACCATGAAAAGTGGTTTGTCAAATGGCTCACGGAAATCGGGATCAAAGCAAAAAGGCAACCGCTCAGTGGTAGCTTGGGAGGAGAGTATTCGGGAGACATCAAGCTCGAACTCAAAGGAAAAGAATTGGTGGGAGAAGTAAAGTATAGGGATGTATCAAACTTCCCAAGCCCATTCAAAGTA